AAGTGGGATTTAATTTATCAGTATATTGCTAAAATTACACAATGAAAGCCTTGAAGACTCCACTCAGATATCCTGGTGGAAAATCTAAAGCAATAAAAACATTATCACCTTGGTTTCCTAAAATAATTTCAGAATATAGAGAACCTTTCATAGGTGGTGGATCTATTGCGATTGAAATAACTAAATCTAATCCAGACATTCCAGTATGGATTAATGATCTTTATGTACCCCTTTATAACTTCTGGGTACAATTGAGGGATAGAGGTGAAGAACTGTCTGAGAGGGTCAGAGAAGAGAAGCAGAGGACTTTGGATGAGGGTGATAAGGATAAAGTAACTGCAAAGGCTAAAGAACTGTTCAATAGATATAAGGAAGAGATTGATACTTATGATGACTTTGAAAAAGCAGTAGCATTCTTTATAATGAACAAGTGTAGTTTCTCAGGACTCACAGAGAACAGTACATTTTCACAGACTGCATCTAATTCTAATTTCTCACTTGTAGGAGCAGATAAACTCGCACAGTTTTCTAAATTAATCAAACATTGGAAGATTACTAATATTGATTATTCTGAGGTGATGAAAGAGCATGGATCAGGAGATACATTTATATTTCTAGATCCTCCATATGATATTAAAGATTTCTTATATGGAAAGAACCGTGAGATGCATAAGAAGTTTGATCATGAAAGATTTGCAGATGACGTTTATAATTGTGTCCACAAATTTATGATAACTTATAATGTTAATGATAGACTGAAAGAGTTGTACAAAAACTACAATTTAAAGGAGTGGAAGTTGAGGTATTCTATGGCACATCGTGGTGATAAGGGAACTGATGAGAATATTAAGACAGAATTATTGGTGACTAATTATTCAATTATCCCACCAACTCCTTTGGAGGAAGCATGGAATTAAAAGATTGGTTAAACTCAATTAATTTCACAAAACGGATTCCTGAAGATCCTGCTGAGATTAAAACTTATGCTCCATATATTATTAATCGTTGTTTGTCAGGACATCTTGATTGTGTAATGTTTGCTAATGAGATGAATAAGTATTCATTCTTAGATAAAGACATGCAATATTCTTTTTATCTAAATACACTTAGGAAAAAGAAGAGATTTAGTCCCTGGCTCCGAAAGGAAAAAGTCACAGACCTTGAAATCATTAAACAATACTATGGTTATAGTAACGAAAAAGCATCTAATGCTTTGAAAATATTAACCCCTGAACAAATTAGTTACATTAAACAACGACTTGAAACTGGAGGATCGAAATGACTACCACTGAACCCACTGTACAATGGTCGCAAGACCAAATGGTAGAAGTGCTTCTAAATGAACCCGATGATTTTTTAAAGGTTAGGGAAACACTTACAAGAATTGGTGTAGCATCAAGAAAGGAAAAAAAGTTATATCAAAGTTGCCATATTTTACATAAACAAGGAAGATATTATATAGTACATTTTAAGGAATTGTTTGCGCTTGATGGTAAACATGCCAACCTTACTATTAATGATGTTCAACGTCGTAATCGTATTGCTCGTCTTCTTGCTGATTGGGGTTTAATATCTGTAGTAAAACCAGATTCAGTATCTGATATTGCTCCACTCAATCAAATCAAAGTTCTTGCTTATAAAGATAAGGGTGATTGGGTATTAGAACAAAAATATAACATAGGAAAAAAAGGAAAGACTCAAGAAACTACTGACTAAACAAACTATTTTATTATGGATTATTTAAATTACGGTAAATCTAACCCACTAGAGCAACTATCCCAAGAACCTAAAACAGAAAAAACAACAGAAAATATTATTTCTGATCAGGATGATGAGTTTGTATTAGATGATTTTAGTTTTGGTGATTTAGTAAATAAAACTACACCACCAAAAACATATTCTTCAACTAGAAAAGGGTGGAAAAGTGGTGATGATTATGTTGCCAATATTCCTGATAATATAAAAAAATCACAGAATCAGTTACTTCCATTATTTCCAATTCCTTTAGTAATTTGTCAATATCCAAACAATTATGATAAAGAATTAGAATGGATTCGTAATCATGAAGTTGAAAGGCAGAATGTGCAAGAATCGTCGATATGTAATCGACAATCAAAAGAATCATTTATTCTTGATAAACCTGAGTTAGTAAATATCCGTGAATTTATTCAATATCAGGTGAATGGATATGTATCTAAAATAATGGGATCAACTAATGAACTTGTTATTACACAATCATGGTTGAATAAAAATAAAAAAGGAGAATATCATCATGATCATACTCACCCCAATAGTATTATAAGTGGTGTATGGTATCCTCAAATTGATGAAACACTACCACCTATTATATTTACTAAAAAAAATATAAGAGATGTTAATTTTTCTATACGTGAATTTAATAGTTATAATTGTTCATTATATAAATTATCACTAAAAATGGGTGAGTTAGTATTATTTCCAAGTAATCTATCTCATAATGTCCCAAAGAATAACTCTGACAAAGAAAGAATTAGTTTGTCATTTAATACATGGTGTAAAGGCAATATGGGTAATATAGAATCATTAACGTATCTTCCTTTAGATAGATGCGTATAACCGTATAGGTGTTTTAGATAGAAGTGTTATAATTAGTATTGGATGCCGAAAGGATCCAAACTTAACACACTCGCTTAATAAGGAGCTACTATCATGGGAAACCTAGCAAGGTACACCGCTGCAGATCTTCCAGCACTATTGGACAGGATTTCAAAAAACAGTATTGGAATGCATGATTATCTTGATCGTGTATTTGATTTTCAAGAATCACAATCCAACTATCCACCATATAATTTGATACAGTTAAATAATCATGAGTCGAAACTCGAAATCGCATTGGCGGGGTTCAAGAAAGATGAACTTAAAGTCTATACGGAGTTTGGAAAATTATATGTACAGGGCAAGAAAGAAGAATCAAAAGTTGATGGAGAATTTGTCCACAAAGGATTGGCCCAACGAAGTTTTGAACGAGTTTGGACGGTCTCCGACGATACGAAGGTTGGATCCGTCGAGTTTGAAGATGGACTCCTCACCGTGGGATTGAATAAGATAGTTCCAGAACATCATGCTCGTAAAGATTACATCTAAATAAAATGGTTCGAGATGGATCAAAAGGGTTCCTTGACGGAACCCTTTTTTATTGCTATAATTATTAAAGATATGGTTTTATTATGATTACGGATACGCAAGAACAAATTTTTGAGGGCATTGCTACAAGTCTTGAAAGAATTGCTGATGCACTTGAAAAGCAAATACATATTAATATAGATCATGGTCGTATTGAACAAATTGATCATGCTAGGATAGATGATATAGGTGAGATACATGGTGATGTAACAACCCATCCTAAACCTTTTTAATAATGCCTCAACAACAGACACTTAAGTTCACTATCAGACAAGATGGTTATGTGACTGAAGAAGCAACTGGGTTTACTTCTCATCAGTGTGTTGAAATCACTGAATCAATAGAGAAGAAACTTGGAACTTTAGAAACCCGTCAATTTAAACCCGAATTCTATTCTAACAATGTCGCACTTCAGCAGAATCAAAACGAAAATCAAGAACAAACCTGAATTGGAGGAAGCATTACTTCTTCTTCAGTATGATGTAAAAGAAGATCAAGAACTTAAAGTGACTGGTGCTCATGGAATTAAACATGAAACTGTGACTGCTGATCTTGCCATTGGTAGTGATGTTGGTTTTAGATTAAATCCAATGACAAATGAATATGAATTGGTTGCAGATCTTGAAACTTGGAATCAACCTATTTCGGTAGAAAGGTTTCTTGACAAAGTAAACCAACAGTATGCTAGAATGACAATTCACAATCAAGTTAAGAAAATGGGATTTCAAGTTGAAGAGGAATGGGAGATGGATGACAACTCTATTGAATTAACAGTTACACGTTGGGTTTAAGTTATGACAATTAAATTATGCCTCCTTAAATCTGGAGAAGATATTATTACTGATCTCACTGAGATGCGTACTGAGGAAGGACCACAAGGAAGAGTGATAGGATACTTCTTTGAAAAACCTTGTGTTGTTCAGATGAGAAATCCTCAAGAACAAGCTTCTAATGGGAATACTAAGAAAGCAGGATTTGAGGTTTCTCTTTTTCCTTGGTTGCCATTAACTTCAGAAACTAAAATTCCTATCACTGCTGATTGGTTAATCACTATGGTTGAACCAACTGCTAAACTAAAAGAAATGTACATTGAGGACGTATTAAGTGGACCAGATAGTAAAGATAATCCATCTGACGACAAATCAGATTCTGATTAGTGAGATTGCAGAAATTGCAGCAGTGGTTCCTGGTGAACCCGATTGTAAATTAGTAAATCCATTTGCCATTAAAGAAGATCAAACTTTAGAACCTTGGTTGCTTAATGTGACTAAGGATGATATATTCATGATTAGTTCTGATAAGATACTTACTCTTGCAGATCCAACCCCCACCCTACTTGAAAAATACATAGATCTTACTAAATGAAATTCTACACCAATGTCCAACTAATCGGGAACCAGTTTCTGGTACGAGGAGTTGAGAATGGTAGAAGGTATGAACATCGTGATGAGTTCTTTCCAACTCTATTTGTTAAGTCCAAAAAGAATACTAAATACAAAACGTTAAATGGAGAAGCAGTTGAAGCAATTCATCCAGGCACGGTACGGGACTGT